ATTAACTTCATGTTTCTCTCTCTTTACTTTTGTACCTAATATTTATACAACTTTTTACCTAAACTCTATAATAATCGTATAGTTATCGCCATTTGCAAAGTTTTTGGTTGAAAGTAGTACATCTCCGGTAGGGCTGGACGCATTATTTGGCAGTTCATTACCTGCATCTCTAAAGTCCCAATAACCATTACCTGATAATACTAGAGCAGTTGCATTTGTAGTTCCACCCCACAATAATTCAACTGCTGATTTGTTGTTAGTTGTATTGACAGAATACCATACTTTACTAATCTTCTTAGTACCGTCTTCAGTCATAAATGTTGTAGCTGATGCATCAACTTTGGTAACTAAACTCTCGCCTGTGCCGTCTGAAATGTTTGTTAACTTAGTTACATACTTAACACCAGTTGTATCTACAATTGTCTGTGTACTTACTGTATCTGCCATTTTATTATCCTATATGTCCTGAGGTACTGTCATAGAAAGTTTTTGAAAGTTCACCACGCTCAGTAGTTTCTCCAGCCTTTCTAGTCTTAATATAAACTTGTACTGTACGACTATCAACTGGATGTGTATATGTTCTTATACCACCAGCAATAGTTGAGTTTGCACCATCAGCTGAATCCGGATATGTGTCCGATATTGTAGCTGCGTTATCATACTCCCAAATTCCGCCTGAACCTGGAACAGTTACCCATGCCATTTGTTTATACTCCTAATTGTGCGTCAACTTCTTTATCAATGTAGTTGTACAACACATCTGTATTAACATTATGAAAGTCAGCAGTTTTGTCAACTGCCGTTTCAATGTTGTCTATTACATTACCGTCTTCTTTATCTAATACTTTAAAGAAGTCAGTGACCACCTCTTTATGTAAAGGTGGCAATTCATTAAAAGTCTTAGTGTCAATTGGTGTTGACATTAAGTTATTGAGTTTCATCTGCCGGTGCCTCAGCTTCTACTGGTGCCTGAGGTGCCTCAGCTTCTGGCTGTGGATTCTCATTTGGCGTAAACTCAATTTGTTCTCCGTCAGTATCAAAGATAGCGTCTGTTCTATCATTTGGTCCTGTGTATTCTGGTTTTGGTTCACTGATATGTTCTGCTTCAGTTCCATTAAATATATTTTTAGCAATATCTACTCTTGCTTGGTCTAAAGATGATGCTACTTTATCTCTTAACGCATCTTTAAAAGCCTCACCTGCATCTGCATTGTTACCAGTTGCCAAATCATCTACAAATTTTTTAACATGTTCACTCATTATTTTCTCCTAATTAAGTCAAAGAACCGGTGTCTTCTTCCGGTCCAGCAATAATGCCATCTTCAACTTCTTGTTTAATCTGTGCGTCAATCTCTTCAATATCTCTTTGAGATTGTTTCAACACATTCTTTCTAATGTACTCTACTGAATAATATTTACCAACATAATCTCTCATTGAGTCCGCAATTCTTATTCTTTCAAGTAACATTTCACTTTCTTTTAATTCAGCAAAATGTCCGTCTTGTAAGAAATCATATTGCATAGTATCTCTAACGATATGCCAATCATCATCAGCAATAATCTTTTTCAATACTAATTGAGTTCTTAAAATGTCATTAAATAACTCAGTAAATTTCTTTCTTAATCTTTGAACAAACTTAGTAAATTTAAGTTCATCTCTTGTAATTTCAGTAGAACGGCCAAGATTGAAACCTTGTGAACCTTCTAATCTACTTACTGGTACATTTAAAGAACGATAAAGTTTTGCTCTAAAGTATTCAATGTCTGCAATCTCACCTAAGTTTTGACCGCCTGGCAATGTAGTAATGTCAGTACCTCTACCACCTTCTCTACTTGGTAACCAAAAGTCTTCAAGCATAGACATGTAGTTTCTGTCATCTCTAATTTCACCAGTGTTTGCATCATAAACTAATTTGTTACGATACTTGGCCATAACATCTCTAAGATATTGTTCAGCCTTAACTTTAGGTAAATTACCTACATCAATTTTAAAAATTCTTCTTTCTGGTGCCCTTGCAATTCTGTAAATAACAGTTGCGTCTTCAATCATTCTTAACTGATTGACTGGCTTGATTGCCTTATGTAAATAAGACAAGACCATATTTTTGTTTTGGTCAATTAAGCCTGATGGTGTAAATGCAACAGCATCAACGGCAATTTTAATACCAGATGTAGTTGAGTTAGAAACACCTTTTTCATTAAACAAAAAGTATTCTTCAAACTCATCTGCCATACCTTGTCCTACAGGAATACTAGCAGTACCGTCTGGTCTTCTTTTTCTTAATTCTCTAATCTTTTTGATTTTACGAGGGTCAATGTATCTTAATTCTGTGATACCTTTTACAGGTGAATTTCTATCAATAATCTTATGATAGTAAACTCGGCCATCAACATACCATCTTCTAAAAATGTCGTGCCCTCTGGTATTGAAATTCATTAATCTCAATACTTCTTTAAATTCGTCTTCGATTTTTCTTCTTACATCTTTACCATAAGGTAAATTTTCTAAGTTTAGTTTTACAGCATCTTTAAGTTCATTAGCAACAACAGCTTCGTTGATAATGTCTTCGATTGCCATATCACATTCTGGATGTAATGCGATTTCTCTATATCTTCGGATTAAGTCTGCTTCGGTTTTGGCATTACCTTCCATATCAAGGTATTGCCCAAAATAACCACCGGCGGCGATGGTTTGTGTACCATCATCCGCCTGTGGTGCTGTGAAGCTTTGCTTTGGATCCTGAGTATCTTTTACTCGTTTGATAGAAAATCCAAATAATTCAGCCATAATATTGTTTCCTTTTTATTACTTTAATGTAATACTATTTATCTACTTTTTAGGTAGTAGTATTTGTTTCAAAGTATTGGTATGCAAAAGTAACAGCAAATTCTTCAATCGCTGTTGCTTCGTCATATGTCAATTCAATCGGAGCAATTGTAGTAGGAAATACACCTCTTAAAGTGTATGACTTAATAGTTGCACCGTTCCTATCTAACTGGTCAACAAACGCATCAACTTGATAATCAGCAGGATTTGTTAATCCTTCGTTATCAGTCATGTTGTTAATACCATTCGACCATCTTTCAAACGCATTTCTTAGTTTGAAATCTGTATCGTTTAGTACAGTAATTGACCAATCTTCGATTGTTCTATCACCAGCAATCTTAATAGAACGACCTCTAAAAGGTACATTAAAACTAGGTACAGTCATACCTGGTAATGATGTTGCTCTACATAAGAACGCTAAGTCTTCAATTTCTCCGCCAACTTGTGCGTAACCAGGAAAAGGCATTGTTACCTTAAACTGATTGGCTCTAGCGCCGCCGCCTGCAAGTTTAGCTTTAAAGTCGTTAATGTTTGGCATGTTTTATTCTCCTTTATTAACCACCAGCTACTTCGTCAAAGCTGACGCCAGTTCTAGTTGCCACAAATTGAAGTGTGATAAAGTTGATGCTTCTAGCAGGTTTCACAAAGATTTCTGCTACAAACTCATTTCTATCAATTACTTCGCCTGTGTTGTTTGTTTCATCACACACTACTAAGAAGTCTGTGATACCTCTTCGACCTTGTACCTCTCTAAGGAATGGCTCTACAATGTTTCTAAAGTTCGCTCTTGTAAACTCATCATTGAATTCAAAGAGTTGGAATTTAGAAGCTGTTGCAATCGCCTTCTCTAAAGTGATGAAAAGTCTTCTAACATTTATTCTATCAAACGCTGATGGTGCTGATAGACCAGTTTTGTCACCGAATAACACAGTTCCTTGACCTGGGAATGTAGCAACAGGATTAACTCTTGCTCTGTACAAGTCATCTCTTTGTGTCTTATTAGGGTTGTATGCAAGTTTAACTGCACCTCTAATAACACCTCGGTTTAAACCAGCTGGTGAGTACCATGCGTCTGCGATTAAGTCAGTTCTCGCTGATAGACCTGCAATGTCACCGTTTAATGGCACAAATCTGTATGTGTCATTATATCTGTCGTACATATATTTGTATCCACTGTCGAATACAACATATGAAGAAGAACGGATACCATTGAAGAATCCTACAACATTAGTTGTTTGTGCAGCTCCTGTGTTAACACCAACTACATCTGTTCTTTCAGGAGATGCAAATACTACAGCATCTTTTCTGTTTTCTGCGATTGTAATTAGATTGTCAACATGTGTTGCGTCACATTTACCAGCAATGATTAGACCAACATCTACAGTTTCAGCATCTTCAAACTTTTCGTATGAAGTTAACTTTTGTGCTGTAGTTGCAGCCGAACCATCTGAACCTGCTTGAAGTGAAATATTACTTACTGCTGTTACATTCGTAAATGATGTAGTAGCAGGTTGACCCCAGTTAGTACCAGATGTATTGTGGTCCATCCAGTAAATGTAATTCGATTTGTTTTGAATTACTGTAGGGTAGTAATTTGTGTCACCTTGTGAGCCTTTAGCGTCTGAAGCTTTTGATAAAGCATTGTAAACTTCTAAAACCTCACCTTTAGTTCCTGTAATTGCACCATCTTCGTCAACTACAACAACATGAAGTTCGTCATTTGAACCACCTTGTTGAGTAACATATGGTGAAGTACCTGGAGCTTTATCTACTAAATCATAGAATTCCCAATATCTAGTTACTGTAGCGCCGTCTGTAAGGGCTGCAAATAAACCAGAGGAATCTGAAGCAGTAAAATATTCAGGTTCGTCTTTTCTTTTGATTGTAATATCGTTTGTTGATTTCGATAATACTTTGTAATTATAATTGTCACCAAAGTTGATAATGTCACCAACATTAATTGATGTGCCATCATCTACTGTAACAGTTGTGTCGCCAACAGCCGTAGCTGCGTCATTGACTGTAATGCCCGCTGATGAATAAACTGTAGATGAAGGACATGTAGAAATTTTTAAACTATTTCCCCACACACCTGCCGTCTTAGCAGCCCATAAACCAACTGAACCAGAACCGTCAGCGTAGTTGTCAACATAGTCTGTCAAGTTTTTGATAACAAATGTACTACCACTCTCGGTAGCATTTGATACAGATGAATTCTGTACTCGGACAACTCTTAGAGCGTTAGAATACTGCAAGAAGTTTGCAGCTGAGAAAAAATCTTCATAGTTGTTTGCATCTGGTTTACCAAATGTAGCAACTAACTCTTGCTCACTAGAAATAGTCGTAATCTCGTCAATAGGTCCTTTTCTGAATTCGCCAGCAAAAGCTCCGATTGATGTTGATACGGCAGGAATAATTCTAGTTAGGTCTTTTTCCTGTACGAGAACACCCGGTGATACTTGAAATGCCATTTAGGTTTCTCCTTTAATTAGCTAATTAAACAATTGTTCATATTTTTTTATAAAACCAATTTTCGTATTATTCATACGCCCATAGTCAAAATCAATTCTTACTTATTGATATTTATAATACTTACAGTTTTTACAATCCTTTACGATAGGTAACGGGGTGCCATACTGTACCATATTCATCTACTTCCGGTCTTGTATCATCTAATCCGTCATCTACAAAACCAAAAGGCGCCATATCCTGTTCAATTAAATTGGCCTGTTCTTCATATAGTTGTTGTCTTGCGTTGGTATCTGTCATCTCCTTGAAATAAGGTTGATTAGATAACCAGCCAAATATGACTAAACACATCATCAAATCGTCTGTATTTCCTTCGTCAGCCTGCCAACTTTGACCTCTTCTAACAAAGGTACTCATCTCTTCAACTATATTAAAATCATTAATTATAATTTTGTCGCCTTCTACAAGCGTTTTAATATTTGAACAACCAATCTTTTTAATCTGTTTGGTCATCTTAACACCAAAACCAGAACCTCTACCACTGTAGCCGGCACCTAGTATTTGGCCTGCTCGACCTCTTTGTGTTGTCATTAACAGATTGTCATATTCTATTTCAAATTGTAGTGCTTCAGCGACCTGTTGACCTAAGTCATTTGTTTCAACTAATACATGTGCATGATTATAAGCATTACATACTTTTTCAATTGTATGTGGAAATAGTAAAGGTTTAATATCGTTATCTCTA